TGGAGAGCGCTCCCGACGAGTCAATAATCTTTTTTTGGCTCTGGCTTAAATGCGCCCCAAAGATTGCCACTGAATTATGTATTCCCGCCTCCTCTAATCGCCAAACATTGCCCGGAGATTCTACCAAAACAACCACTCCGCTTTCTAGGATAGATTCCTTAGCGTACCAGTAATTATACAAGCAGTTTTCCTTCTGGAACCCAGCGGTATGCTTCCATTTGGGGAAAAAATGACACTCCTTATCGGGATCGTGATAATGTTTGCACTTAGAACATTCTGAGAAGATGCTCCTTCCCGTGAACCCCAAAATAATATCGCCGGAATCGTCGTAGACAGGAGCAACCGCCCTTTGGTAAAGAGCCTTCCTAGGCCTTTTGCACGTTCCAACATCGTACTTGTCAAGAACCTCAATGGAGTATCCTCTTTGCAAATAATATGATGATGGTATTTCTACTTTGCTTCTATAAAAATCCCTGCGGATACCAGTTAGGGCATTTTCAGGCATCATAAAGCCATTAATTAAAGAAGAAAACTGTAACTTATCTCCATCAATACTAGTGTGTTCTGAACTTAAGCTATCAAAATTTTGATCAGTAATCTTTAAAAGGAAATCTACAGTCTCGTTAAACGTGGCTTCTCTATCTCCATTAATTTTCCACTTATATCGTGTTCTAGAAAGACCTCCTCTTACAAGGCTAATCAACGAAGAGCCAAAAAGGTCTTCACACTGATGGGTTCTGCATTTGTAGTGAACACGAATGTCTCCGTTATAGTAAAGGTTTAGCGCGGTTGGATTGTCGCCCCCGTGAGTAAAGCAGGAAGACTTAATCAGTATGTCATTCCTGTAAGAGATCTCTGTTCCAAAATAGCCGTATATCCTCTCTATATTTTGCACCGCCAGCGCGGTCAGGGCGTTTAGTTTTGCCTGATCGTTGTATTTGTGAGACTCACGCGAAGGGTATGTCGTCATTGTCATTTTCCAATTGACCCTCGTCTTCTACAAAATCGGTGCCATCTTCTAGCTCAAAGGCAGTTTTGCCCTCTACTATCTTTCCGTATTTACCGATCATGTTAATGTTAATATAGTCTTTATCAGCTAGACCTTCCCCATGTCTTGCAATGACCGGGACTAACTTGCGATTACCATTTTCAGGGCCATCTTTCGCGACCTCTTCGTCAGACTTGGCTTTATAAATACTAAAATTAGAGCACAGCCAGATAATCCTATCCGAGCCGCTAGCGGTATCGGTAGACTCTTTGTTAATACCATCCCTGTTAAGCTGCACAAAGGCTAGAATCGGAACTTCGTATCTGATGGCGAAGTTATGCAAGGATGTCATCAGGAAGCCCAGTAGCTGATATTCCTTCATGTCTCCTTTGATATCTGATGACTCCATGATTTTTAAATAGTCATAAATAACTACGCAGTCGTTTGCCCTACCCTCGTTATTAATGCCTACTTCTTTAGCAATCCACCTTCGCATAATGGATAGCTGGTCCTCAAATGGTTTTCCTCCAATAGATTTATGGTAATAGGGGATGTCCTTGACAGCCTTAGCAGACTCGCGTATCTTTTGGTTTTTATAACTGTTAGAAGCAAACTTGCCAGTTTCGATATCGTTGATTGAGATCTCAGTAAGCATTGCCATTCCGCGATCCTGATGGTCTTTTCTCATCATTTCAGTGTCTAAGTTTAGCACTGGGATACCAAGAGTGCGGGCTATGTAAACACCAGCATTCTCGGCAAAGAGGGTCTTACCAACTTTAGGCCTAGCCCCTACTACATTCACGGTTCCACGCCGTAAACCGCCCCCGATAGCAAAATCATACCTGTCGAATCCTGTAGGAATCCCCACTTGGTCGAGAGGGCTTTCAGCGAGATCATCAAGTCTGTCTTCAACGTCAATAAAAACTTTTTGAGGAGCGTCATCATTGTCATTGATCAGTGATGTAAAATCAAAAATAGATTCTTCAGCAATGCCCAGTATCTGCGATATGGGTTCATTGCCCGTTACTCCAGAATATTTTTCCTTCGTGGCTTCCAGTTGATCATGCATCATCCGAGCTATCTGGAGCTTCCGAACCTTGGCTGCCATCTTGCGAACATTGTCCAAGAGTACCGGGAATTTCATAATAGCAGATAGATGTTGCACTTCCTGTTTGTCAGAAACGAGGTCATGCAGCCCTATCTCTTTTGCTGAAGACAGAATGGTTGGCAGATCTATAGAAATGCCACTGTCTTTATCCATGATATGCTTAAGGCAAGTATATATCATAGAGTTTGAATCAATAGTAAAACTATTCGGATCAATTAGATCCACAACATCATAGTAAGCCTCTGAGCCGTATCGGCAAATTCCAGCGAGTATCGCTCGTTCAGCAGGCGCATCCGACAGTATCATTTCTTGTTTTCCTTTCGCATCTTCTTAAGTTGTTCGTAAGGCTTTCGATAGAAAGCGTTAAAATAGGCTTCGTTAGCATCGTCCATTTGGGGCATGTTTTTGACTACGTTTTCAAGGTGCTCCCAGCATTGGTCGCAAGCAACACTGGGGCGATGACCCTCTTTGCCTTGCGGATGAGTAATATAATGATTAGTCTTCGCTGACAGATTCATATTGGTTCGATTGGTGAAAGCGGCAGCGGTTAGTAATCGGTAAATTGAATTCAGTTCCTCAGTAGAGGCCTCTTCAAACGCTGCTTGTTGTTCTTGGGCGACTCGCTCGGAGTCAATCCGTGTTCGTTCCAGAGAACCATAAAAATAACCCGCCGTTACTGATATTGCTGCGGTAAAGATAAAGCAGAGGGTAGTTAACGTCTTAGCTTTGACACTCATTTTTTTTCTCCTTATTTTTTAACCTGCACTACATGAACATTTGTTACATTTAAACCTGTCTTTTTCGGGAGGTATCAGCGCTGCGGAAACTTCAAATGATTTGCCGCAGATTCTGCACTGAATAGGAACCTTCTGGAAAGAAGGAGCCTGTGGGATTATACCACCATCTTTCGGCCTGTCAAGCCCTTTCTCTTTGTCAAATTGAGAAGCCTCGATCATTTCTTTCTGTTCGTCAGGAGTGAGCGAAATGCCGTCAAGAAAGGGGGGCTTATTTCCAGCCTTTGCCGATGGAGGTGCCTGAGTTTTTTTTCGCTTACCCCTCCCTCTCCTTTTTTTCTTAGGCTTCTTTGACCCTGAAGAAAGAATCTTTTTTAAGCCCTCTAATTGTTCGGCAGATAACAAATCAATTATCTGTTGAAGGTCTTTGGGGTCTTGATTATCCATTTTTAAACGCCTTTGATCTTTGAACACTAAGAAAGATATCACCGATGTTCTTAACTGAAGAGGATAGATAATTCACGCGGTCGGCTCTTTGCTGGGCGTACCTTTTTATGGTCAAGACCTTTCTAGTATAACTGTCTTCTCCGACTGCCTGATTGAACTGACTTTCCCATGACCCCCTGTATTGCTGCTCTCTACCAGCAACTGCGCTCTTCAGAACTTGGTCTGCCCAATTAACTCTTGCTATTTCCCGATTATAGCTTCTTTGTAAATGGAAGGATAGAGAAGCTAAAAGGAGGGCTGCCTCTGCGCATTGCTCAGGAGTAAGCTTTTCTATTTGGTTACGAGATAGCTGTAAATAGTTTTTTGCGGTGTCATCATAAAAATCGCTATTAAATACAGGAATCCCTAGGGAAGATTCATATTCGTCTAAAACAGAGTCCAGTTTTTCTAGCTGCTCTTTGGCTGAATTCTTATTTTCCATTGCTTCCTATTTTCGTTGAATGGCAACTCTACATAATTCAAATTATTAAGAATGCACCAATCTATAAGTTCAGAATCTCTTTTCTTTTGGTTTAAAAAGTCTTGAGCGCAAGTATGATATAGAGAGTTAAATTTATAATGTTGCTCTCCATGAACTTCGATTACAGTCTTGATCGTATTGATATAAAAATCAATGATTGCCTTTTTGTCACGCCTGATACGAACCGGTATCTCTTCGCAGATTTGTAACGTTGGATATATCTCTTTTAGAAGAGAGCGAGCAGCTAGATGTAGCTTAGATCGGGGTCTTTCCTCGTTTCCCCGGATCAAGCTGCTCTCAATCTTCCATTTATGGATACCTCCGTCTAAACTCCTAGTCTTCATTCTCTTCTTTTCTCAGGGGAAGGACGGGGAATTTAACAGTATCTTTAGTAGCCTTGGTTCCGGGGCTGGGTGTAGATTTTGGGCCTTCAGCAGGCATGGAAGTAATTTCTTTGATAGAAGGAATCTTAACGTCTGTATCAATAGCCCACAAGATGCCTTCTTTTGTAGCATAGCTCCTCATTCTGCGAATTGGAACAATAAGATTAAAAGTTTCTCCAGCACCACGAACGAGCATCCCCATGTACTGGCCAGCCTTTTCACCAGACCTTTCGCTCAGGAAAACCCCGCCGCCGCTGGACCCCGGAAACGCAGTCACTGTAGTTTGATCAAAGACTACTCCATCTCCATTCCCCAAGTCAAGAACTCTTCCAACTTGAGAGCAAATTCCTCTCGTCATCGAATTCGAGCCAGTTTGACCTAGTAATGAGCCGACGTGGTATAGTTCAGTGCCAATAGCAACTGGCCTACCTTTGCCCTTATAGAAGGTGACGGACTTATCGATAAAGCCCTTCTTCCGAATCATCAAAAGGGCCAAGTCTTCGCCGTTCTCAGAATCACTGTATTTGATCACCTTGGCTTCCATCTTCATTTCGCCAACGCGACGACCGTCTTCGACTAACTCCTGAACGATTTGAGCATCTTTGAACTCAACCACTTTTCTAGATTGCCCATCCTTGATAATCGTTCTAACAGAGCGAAGCCCATCTACAACGTGGGCTGCTGTCCACACAAAATTAACCTTCTGTTTGACGTTCGGGGAAACTTCGACTTCTCGTGTTACGATAACGCCAGAGCCTTCCCCGCTCTGTGTCTTGACAGTAACAGAAACGTCCTGTAGGTGTTGATATAGTCTTGCGGCAATTGACT